GGAGGAATAAATATGGCAGAAAAAGAAGATTTGTTAAAGGGAGAGCACTTTCACGGGAATAATCCTGATATGAAGCTCGATTTTCCAAAACCAGATAGAGCAGAGATAGATGAGATGAATTATAAGAAACCTATCACATCGTATAAGGATATAAAAAATCCTAAAGAAATGCGTTATATGGATGGAACATCAACACCTGATACTCTCAATGTTGACTTTATCGATGATAAAAGCAACTACAAGAGTTCTAACATACAAACAAATTCTGGTTATCAAAACTCTCAAGGCGATGGAACGTAGGTACTATGGCTTATAAGAAGAAACCAGCGAAAAAAACTGCAGCTAAGAGAAAACAAGCTGCTGCCCGAAAAAGAAAGGGCGGTTCTAATGTAGGTAAATACAAAGGAGTTAAAGCCTTTGCTGGTCCATCAGGGGGAGCCCCTGCTGGTAGTTTTCCAATTAATAGTTTAGCGCGTGCGAAATCAGCTTTGAAGCTGGCACATAATGCGCCAAGACCTGCTGGTATCAGAGCAGCGGTATATAGAAAATACCCGCAGCTCAGACCTTCTGCCAGAAAGAAAAAGACTTCCAAAAAGAAGAAATGAAAGAATCAGTTGAAGATTATGAGACCCGACTCCGAGAGCGAGTAGGGGAAGGAGAGTATGAGCGTCATCGTGAATTGGTGATATTACTTGCTCGTAATCTTGCACTTGAAGATATTTTATGGGAAGAGATTACAACCCACATTCGTGATATGGAATTACGAAATGATTTATTAAAACAGCGCAATCAGATTGTTAAGGATATACATACTGAATTCCGCGCACTTAAGATTGAAGTTCCCACTCTAGTCGAGAAAAAGACAGAAACATTTATGGATTTCTTAGGAGGTTTAGATGAGTCAAGTAAAGAACGAGACAAAGAATCTAAAGACAGTACTGACGGGGCGTAACGCTTTCGATTCCAGGCAGCTCGAAAAATTCTTTGATAGGGTGAGGTGTGATGAAAAGAAAATGGAAAAACTTATCGAAGCGTTCTGTGAAACTTATCTGGTTGACAACCATAAAAGGCCGCTTCGTCTTCGCCCCCTTCAGCTAGAAATCATTACTAAATCTTTAACTTATCCAGAAGGAGACCCTTCCCTTCAAAGAAAGATGGCAATCTTGGCGCCGCGTGGCAGCGGAAAATCGTGGGCTCTGTCGGTAGCTGTTGTCGTCTATATGTTTTTTAAACGATTCCGCGATATGGTATTTGTTATTGCACCCACAGAAGATCAAGCAGCTCTTATCTTTAATTATGTATTAAGACATTTCCAAGATAATTCCTTTCTTAGTTCTTTAGTGCAAAACTATAAGTTGCATAATAAGCCGCACATTAAATTAAAGGGCGGTACTATGCTTAGGCGCTCCCCGATTGCACCTACGAATCAAGGACAGGCAATACGCGGGCAGCACCCGACTTTTTTAATTGTAGATGAGAGTCCACTTATCGCGGACACTTTGTTTGTGGACAATGTTGAGCCTTGTATTATAGCGAATAAAGCCCCCTTTATAAACTTAGGAACCCCTAAGAGTAAAGAGAACCATATGCACCGCTATTTATACGACGAAAATTATGCTGACTCTTTCACACGCTTACATTATACTTGGAAAGATGCGGTTATAAAAGGAGATGCATATAGTCCACCGTATGATGAGGAAGAGATGCTTACTAAAATGCTGGAGTGGGGCCAAGACTCTTTATACTGGCGGACGGAATATGAGTGTGAATTTGTAGAAAGCGTTTCTAATGTATTTACCACAGAGCAAATTCGAGGTTGTTTCGATGACTATGAGCTCACCACACCCGAAGCCATTGCAGCCGGAGGAGAAGTGGGCACTAATAATTGTGTCGCTGTTGACATTGGTAAATCTGTTAATAGCACTGTTATCAGTGTATGGCGTACCGAGAAGTCCGATGACGGAAATATTACACGACTTATCTATCTGGAAGAAATTGGTCCTAAATCAGGCGGTCACGATATACCATACCAGCGCCGACGTATTATGGAAGTGGCGGAAGTCTTTAGGGCTGTTCGCGTTATCTTGGATGCTACGGGGATTGGTGGCGCGTTCGAGACAGAAATAAGAGCAGAGTGTATTCCGCTTTCAATTCACTTTATCCCTTTCATTTTTACAGGTGGACCGAAAGGTAGTAAAACTCAAGTATACCGAGATATGGTTTCTTTCATACAGCGGGGCATCGTGCGAGTGCCTAACCCAGATAACTTACCCCCTGAAGATGCTAAGCTAGTTTGGAAGTGGTACCGAGAGCATACAGAAATAGAATATGTAATGGACGCCGCTAATAAAACCGAAAAGATTGCGGCGCCTAGTGGTAAGCACGACGATTATTGTGACAGTACCGTATTAGGTATTCACGCTTCGCTTGCTATGCTACCGGGAGAATCTTCTTTCAGTTCTATTTCTTTAAGTAAAGGGGGAACTCGAAGACGATTTGGCCCCACACATCATACATTTACAACTACGCGAATGGGGGGAAATCCTATTAAAACCCCTAACCGAAGGCCAAGAGGTCTTTAGCGTAATCTTTAAATATTAATTTAACACTTTAAATATGAGGTAGTAATGGCGCCCTTCAATTTTTGGCCTTTCAAAAGGCGAGAGTTTGCCACAACTGGCAGGAATCCTCCTTTCACAAAGGATGAGCCGCGCAGTTTCGGAGAAGGTATAATTCGAAGAATTAAACTGACAAAGAACTACGGGGCAAGTAAATTCGAACCCCAGATTGGAGATAACCGCCGTTATATGGATATTTATTTATCCGACCCTCTAATCAGAACACTTATTGATTTACCCTGTTTGTATGCTGTAAAGGACGGATATGATATAGTTACAGACAATGAAGAGGAACGAGAACGCGTCACTAAACTTTTCGATGAAATTAATGTAGAGCTTACAATTTATAGCTGGTTGCGCAATGCTAGAATTTTTGGTACTGGTTATTTAGAATGGACAGATGATAATCTGGTTATACGATCATCCCAGAATATGTATGTACAGCGAGACGAGAACGGCCAGATAATGTATTACTACCAAGATATAGGGCAAGAATCGGAAAATATAAGATTTGAGGATGAAGAGATTATTGAATTGAAAAATAATCCATTTGATGATTATGCTTATGGTTTATCAGATATTCACACCGTTCAATATTTAGTAGACCTCAAAGATTACGCAGAGCGTGATGTAGGAGCTGCACTTAATAAATATGCTAACAGTAGATATGATGTGAGCTGCGGTCTACCTGATATGCCCTATGGTCCTGATAAGATAAACGAAATAGTTAACGCATTTAATGCATTAGAACCAGGTGAAGATATAATTCACGGAAATGATATTCAGATTACGGAGATGCAAGGAACTCGCCGTGCTTTTGAGTATAGTAAATATATGGATGATATAGCTATGAAAATCCATATGGCCCTGAAGGTTCCTATAACGATGTGGTCTAATCCCTCTGAAGCTAGACCCATCTTTGAACCGTATGTTAAATATCTGCAAAAAGCAGTTGAAGCTTCTTTTAATGCCCAGCTGATGCCTCAGTTGGGTGATGATATCAAGTTTGTCTTCCGCCAAATGAATGTGGAAGACGCTTTCACCAAAGCAAAGACTGATATGATTTACTTGGCTGAGGGTGTGCTTGCACCTGAAGAAGTTAGGGAAGAGCGCGGTCTCGACCCTCAAGGAGTTGTAGAAATACAAGCGATGGAAAAACAAGTGAATATATCTGGTGGAAAGGACGAAGATAAGAAAGAAGAGACCGAACGCACAGAAAATAGGGGAAACCAACCTAGTGCGAACGCTACAGGGAGACGCAAAAAATGAGTAACTACGAAAAATGTTTAGCTGATGTAAGACCACGCTTGAAGAAACGGGGTTTCGAAAACTCCGAACAAATGAGTCAAAACATATGTATAATGCGTTTTGCAGATGACGACGATACACCTCGTCAGTTTAGTCAATATACTGAAGAGGATGTACGTCGAAGCTTTGCGCTAGAATTACAGCTAGATGATATAACCGAAACATTTCCAGAAAATTTCGACGATACTTTAGATGTGTGGGAGTTCCCTGTCGTTGCTATTACATCTGGGCCTCATAAATATAGNGAAAATGACGAAGAGCAAAAAGTTTATATAGAACCAAACATACTTAAAGATAGTATAGAAGCTTTCAACGAGCTTCCAATATATGTGAATCATCAGCGAACACCTGATGATTTGATTGGGAAGGCTATAAATCCCGAACTAAAAGAAATGGAAAATGGGAAGTTGGCTATCAAAATGCTGGCTCAACTTGCCAAGAACGAAAAAGCCTATGAAACAATGCAGAAAATGAAGGATGGGGATGTCACGAACGTCAGTATCGATTGGTTTTCCAAAGATATTGATGTGATGGGTAATACCTATGCTACTAACATCCGCCCGGTTGAGGTGTCATTTATTGACAACAAAAAGGCTGAAGCGGTCTGCGAGGAATGTACGATTGATATGAAATGTAATACACACGAGGAAGAGGTGAAAAAGGAACCGTGTTGCGGTTCTTGTTCGCACGGCGACTCGTGTGAGTGTGAAGGCAACGAAACAATACAACACAAAGAGGTTGAAACTATGGCAGAAGACGACTCAAAAACCGAAGCTGAAGTAATAACGGAACGAGAGTTTGCATCCCTACGCGGAAAGCTTGAAGACCTTCAGGCGAACCACTCGGAGTTGCAGAAGCAGTATGACGAAGCTAAGGCTACCATTACTACCTATGAGGAAGCCGAAGCAAAGAGGGCAGAAGCGGAAGCTGAAGCTCGGAAGAAAGATGTCGTGAATACGATTATTGATAAGGAACTGCTTCTAAAGACACTGGCGGAAGATAACCGTGANGCTCGATTAACAGAGCTGACTGGTTGGGGAGAAAACAAACTCGTTGGTTTCAGTGAGGCAATAGAAAGTGTAGTAATACCCGAGGACACCGAGCGTTCGTTCGGTAAGGGTAAGGCACACGAAGTAAGCGACGCCCCTGTTGACGCAGAGGCTGAAGTAGAGCGACTATTCGCTCTCGATAATAACGGTAATCTCCGTTTAAATAAAGATTGGAAAAAGAATTAAGGTGATTAAATATGGCAACAGAAATTTTANTAAATGATGGCGGTGCACCCGCCCGTATTTTGCCCTTCACTGCNGGATCAACAGTAACCGCCGGGTATGCAGTTAATATAAACTCGACCGACAGCGAAGTTGACCACGTAGCGACATCTGGTTCCCTAGCACTAGGTTACGCTTTTACAGCGGCAACCTCGGGTAACACCTGCAATGTAATTACAGGTCACGGTGTTATGCTTAATGTATTTGCTAGTGGGGCTAATATTGGTGTGGGCACAAATCTGGGAACTTCTACACAGGATGGCGCTTTATGTGCTATGCCTGCGACAGCAGATGGAAACGCAAACACGCTTGCAATCGCATTGG